CGCGGTTCCGTTGATATGGAAGAGCGGACCGGAAGGCGTAATAAGCCCGGCCGTCGAAGCGACCAGGGTATTCACGCCCAGCGTGCTCGCGGACCGTTGAAAGCCCGGTACCCACGAGAGCGTAACCGTCGAGCAAAGCCACTGCTCGCCGGTAAGCGTGTTGACCCACGGCGCGACATAAGTGCTCGCGGTGACGCAGGAGCCGGTCGGATTGGTCTTGTAATACCAATTCGGCTGGCCGATCAGAACGACGGCGCCGGTAACGTGCGCCACCGTCTGCCCGGAGGTGCGGGCAACGGTGATATTGGTGCCGTTGACGGCGAGCACGTTCATCGGCTCGCCCAGGAGCTGGCCCCAGTCGTAGACGTAGAGCAGGGTGCCAGGAACCGTCTGGGTAGGAGCCACGATGCCGGTGGCGGAGGCGACGGGGATCACCCGGGCGGCGCGGGTGACGGTCGCAGACAGCGTGGTCTGGGTCAGGCTGTTGAGCTGAGCTGCAGCCTCGAAAGGCGCGGCGAAAGCGGCCAAAAGGCCGAGGGTGGCAATGCAATGGAGTGTTTTCATGGTTTTTGTCCTTTCGACTTAGCCCTGAATCACGCAAGCCATCTCGCGGTACATCGACGCGAAGTCGTACAGAACGTCGATGCGGTTGATTTCGACCGAGTTGAACGAGTCGAACGCGCGGATGAGCCGCAGGCTGATGCCGGTGTCGGGATCGGTTACCTGGGCGACTACCGCGCCCAAGCCGGGCTCCGGAGCCGACATCGGGACGCTGACGAAGGCGAAGGCCGACTTGTGCATCAGGAGCCCTTGCTGGGCTGCTACGCCGGTCGCGCCGACGAGCGTGATGATGGCCGTGTCGACCGGAGAGCTGTCGACGTTCTGATACTGGCCGGAGGGCGTAATCGCCGGGCTGACCAGCATGTTGATCGTGCCGCTCGAGTCGCTGATGGTCGCGAGAACGGTGAACTGCTGCTGATACCCGGTCGCCTTGCGGGTGCGGGGATGAACGGACTGTACGCCGCCCACGGTGGCGCTCGAGGCCGAGCCGATCACGAACTTGTCACCCTGGTTGAGAGTGGTCGTGGTCCAGCCTTGGGTGTTCAACGTCATGGTGCCGTTGTTGCCGCCCTCGGCCGCCTGGCCGCCAAGATGAACGATGGGCGAGCCGGCGTAGGTTCCGACGGTGTGCAGGTTGATGGTCTGGTCTTTGTAGACTTTGTAGCCCAAAGAATCGACCATTTCGCCCTGCTTCCACTGCGTCGAGATAGAACCAACCGGATTGAACAAGGTCTTCGTTCCGTGAACGAAGGCGCTCGACATTTTGCGGTTGATGATGAGGTTCAGATCCTCGCCCTGCGGCAGTCCCTGCGCGACGATCAGATCGCCGGCCGAGAGATAGGTGAGGTCGTCGGTGGGGGCCGCTCCCGGCGTACCGACCGAATTGAAGGTGTTGTCCGCGCAGAACGTGGCCGCTTCCGCGTTGATCAGTGAAGCCAGGTCCATGGCCGCGGGCCGCGAATAGAGCTCGCGTGCTTCGCGCAGGTCGAGGGTCTTCTCGACCGAGTCCCAGTCGTAGCTCACTTGAGCGACCTGGGAGACCTGAACCGGCATGACGGTGTCGACCAAAGGCTGGGGCTGATACTTCAGGCCCTTCGATGGCACGAACCGGTAGGGGCGGCGCACCTGTACGATGGCGCCGACCTTGTTGTTCTTTTTTGCAAATTCCGGAGTTACAGCGTGCGACATGTTTTTGCAAACATTCAGCTCGCCGCCCAGGTCCATGAGCACGAGGCTCGCGAAGACCTTGGGAGTTAAGATTAAATTGTCCATTTGTCCGCCGTGATTCTTGGGGTTGAACTGCGGGGACCAGCTTCAGTAGAATTTGGCTTTCATGCTGCCGGCGCCACGGAGGTAATCCGGGAGCGCGGCTTCTGATCTGCCCTGGGGATGCTTCCTACTGTTTTCAAACGACGCCCCTGCGCTTCATTTCCGCTTTGAAGGCCGGCATATCGCCGGCGAGAGTGTTCAGGTCGAGCGGAACTGCCGCCGAGGCGGATCCGCCCACTCGGGGCGCGGGATCCGGCAGCGGCTTGGGAGAAGCAGCCGCGCGGGCGGGAATAGCGGGGGGTTTCGGCGCTGGCGTTGCAGCAGCTTGTTCCAGTTGGAATTCGATCCTACCCAGTTGGGCCACGGCTTTGGCGGGGTTGGCCTGATAAATTGCGACCAGGGCGGCCAGCTCTTCCGGCTTTTGCGCCAGTTGAACCGCCACTCCGGACCAGTTATCCAAACCGCTGATGGCCTTTTGCAACCCTTCCGGGGAGTTTTGGGCCAGCGTATCCATCAAGCTCGGGAAATCAGCGCCGTGTACCGCTTCGGCGTCGGCCCGCTTTTGCTCGACATTCCGCTGCAATTCCCGCTCGGTGAGTTGTTTATCGACCGATTGGGAGACTGCTTCCGTGACTTTGCGCGTCGTTTCCGCTACGATCCAGGCCTCTAGTTCAGCCTGCTTTGCCTTCTCCTCGATCTTGAATTCCTCGAAGGTGCCGGGGTAAGTGTCGAGGACGGGAAGTACGGGCCGGGGAGTCGCGGGCTGGGTCTCGGCTGCTGGCGCGGTGATTGGGGCGGGTTCCGATCCCGGTTTGTCAGCGGTGAGGTCCTTCAGCCTGGCTTCGGCGGCCTTGCGTGCGGAAACTGCTTCTGTGATTGCGCGATCCGCCGCCGCTTGCTTTCGAACTTCCTGAGCAATGCGTTTGCGGACGCCTGGGTCTAACTCTGGTTCTGGTTCAATCTGCTCTTCACTTGCGGTTCCCGGCGCCGCTTCGGTGTGTTTTTCCGCCGCGGTTTCTCCGGCTGGCTCACCTTCCGGCTGTCCGCCTTCAGTTACAGGCGTTTGACCGGTGGGAGCGTCAGCGGCAGGAGTATCCGCTTTGGGTTCGGGGGTTTCGGTTTTCAGTACGACAGGGGCCGGGTCCGTCTTTACGGCGAGCGGGGCGTTATCGGCTGGCTTGTCAGCGAAGAAGTTCTTGATGTCCTGAAAGGATGGTTCAGGAGCTGGGATGTTCTCTGCTGGTATTGCTGGTTGATCTGGCATAACGTTTTTAAGTCCGGCGCGTATTAGATCCCCACGCCTGGGGAGCAAAACTAGAGCTTGGGTTCGAGCTTAGGCGGCTGTTGAGCTACTCGCTAACGCTGGTGTTGCTCTGCGCGGAGTCTTGCTTCGTACTGGGGCCCCGCTAGGCGGCCTTTGGCTTCGGCTGATTCTGCTGAGCTTGTTCCTGCTGTTGCTGCGCCGCATCGCGATCTTGCTGGCCCTGATCGGCTTGATGTTGCTGCTGAGAATCTTGCAAAGCGGCTTCGTGCCCTTGCGCCGAATCCTGCTGCCCGGCGTCGTGCGCCTGGTCCGCTCCTTGCATCGCTTGCTCGTGGGATTGCTGCCCCGCAGCCAGATCGGCTTGATGGCTCCGCTGCCTCTCGGCGTTGATGTTGTCTATCTCCGATTCCAGCCTTTTGATATCGGCCTGAATACCGAGCTTCGCCAGCGTTGCGGCAGAATCGGCTTGCAATTCTTCGCGCTTGAAGTCGATATCCATTTGCTTCAGGAGAATCGCGTTGTGGAGCTCCGGCTGCTTGGTCTGCAATTGCTCGTGGAGGGATTGCGCGAAGGCCTGTGTTGTCGCGAGTTTTTGCTGAAGCTGCTGTATACCGGCTTGAACCTGCGGAGGTAGCGGTTGCCCTTGTCCCTGATTCTCCTCGATCAATCCCGGCGACTTCATCTGGATGGCCTTCTTCATGCGCTCGGCCCGCTCTTCGCTGCCTGCCGTGTCGTCCGACGCGAATAGCTGGTCGCCAATCACCCAGAGCAGCTCCGGATCGGCCTGAATGAGAGCGGAATCGCGGTCGTTCATCTCCTGGCGCGCGCTCGCGTGCGTCGGCCCAACCATCACGATAATGCCGTAGTCGCCGTCGGTGAGGTTGTGGATGATCGGCTCGCCGCTCTTTGGATCGGCGTAGGGCTTCCCTATCGGCACGACGGTCGTCTTACCGGCCTCGTCCCGGATCGGAACGCTCATGCCGGCGCGGTCGATCTTCTGGATCAGCTCAATGAGGATTTGCCCTTCGCGCTTGCGCGACCGGGCTTCGTTGTCGGCAAAGTGGAAATTGGTGATCGACGAGACTTTTTGAAGCCGCTGAATGGCAATGCCGCTCTTTTCAGCGCTGCGCGCCTGGCCGAGCGAAGGGTCAAAAATGCCCATCGCGGCCTTGATGCCGTCAATTGCCTGCGCCAGACCCTGCGTCAGCGCTTCAATCGGCGCCTCGTGCGTGACGCGCTGCGGAGCGCCCAGGTCGCGCCCGGCGTCGTCGAAGCGAACATAGGGAAGATAGCTCTTGGGCCACGCCGATACGTTCTCCCAGGCTTCTAGGAACGCCGCCGGAATCTGGCCCATCGCCACCAGGTAGGGCGTCTTCGGCATCATGGCGATCTGCTCGGCGATGTTCGAGACGAAGTGATTCACCGAGCGCTGGGGGTCCTTGGCGTTTCTGATGAGCGAAACCGTCTGCCGGCGGCCGTCGACCGTGCAGGTGCGGCCCCACACCGGAACGATGGGAATGCTCGATCCGATCCATTCGCTCTCGTCGAGAATCTCGGCGCCATTGATGACGTAGGGGCAGATGGTGACGTCCTGCTCCTGGCGCGTTCTGACAATGAATTTTCTGTCGAAGCCCCTCTCGTCGAGCTCGTCTTCCCACACCGGGATGGGCATTTCGCCGGGCGCGCCGGTTCCGACCTCGGCCAGCGTGCGGTCTTTGTACTCTTTGCGCCAATACTGCGCGATCTGGATCAGCTCGCCGCGGTCGCCAAGCCCGATCCAGCCCGGCGCGGTGGCTGCAGCGTCGGTGAAATCGACACGACTGACGATCGAATCCTTGCCGTAGCGCCGCTCGTGGGCGTCCTTTGAGATGCGCTCGACGACAAAGCACCAGTCGGCGTCGGAGCGGTCGTACTCCTGGCTCGACGGATCCCAAACGACGGAGAACTGATTCTCGATGGCCTCGATCCGGATGCGCTGGCGGAACGTGCCTTGCACGAATTCGGTCGAGTAGCGGATGAAGCCCCGGCCGGAGGTAACCTGCTGGTCGCGGGCCGTATCGCGGGCGGTGTCGGCGTTCGAGTCGTACTCGATGAACCGGATTCTGCTTTGGAAGAATTCAGCGGTCTTTGGCTCGCCACCATCGCCGGCCGCTACTTTGATAGCCGGGCGGTTCTGCCGGCCTTCGTTGGCGATCTGGGCCACGTAGGTCGGGATGCGGTTCCACTGCATCACCGGGCGATGGGCGGAGATACGGGCTTTCAGGGCCTTTTCGTCCCACTGCTCTTTTTCCTTGTCGCTGGCGTTGGCGAAGGCGTTATCGGCTTGAGCCGCTTCCCTGTCTATCTTGTCTACTTCGAGACCAAAGTCGTATCTTTCACGAGCTTCTCTAAGGAATTCCTGGACCTTGTCAGGGGATATTCGGCTTGTGGTGGAATTGTACTTGGCCATCGGAGGCTTTAGAAGTTGGCTTTTATACTGCCGCCGTGTGGCGCTGGGATTGGAGAGCGCGGTGGGCGCTGGCGTCCTGAGATGCTGGCTGCAAAGGGCCGGAACTGGCTAAACTGGTTGCAGGATGGAAACGATTTCGGCGGAAGAGCAGGCAAGCCGAGAGAGACTCGCCGCGCACATCAATAGTGGAAAGCGGTTGATACTCACCACCGTAAATACTTTCGCAGTGGGAGATCGCATCGAGGGCTTTAACGAACACCACCAGCCGGTTAGTCAACCGGCCACGATCGTGCGCGAGTGTTCCTTTGACGAGTGGCAAGCCAATGCGCCCTCGCAGCATTACCCATGTCCCGACACCAATTGGGCCAACCTGCGCTTCTACGAGATCGCGCTAGACTGAACGCATGACCCGCCGCGACGCCTTCACGATCTGCTTCGTTCCGCTGTGGCCGCGCCGCGGCAAGGCGCAAGACACACCGAGCCCTCAGATACGCAACATCGATAACATCAGGATGCCGCCTCGTTTCAGATTTGGAGGGGGCGCGTGTTGCGGCAGTACCGTCTCGAAAGACGAGCCCGCAATTACTTGGCCGCCGGAGCAGCCGAAGTGAAGACTCAACGGAGACGCCGTAGACTCAGGAGATCGTGGTGGGTAAAGTGTTGTGCGCGGCCCGACAGCCCCGATAAGCGCGCTGGCGTGGTCTGGAATCGACACTACGTGCGCCATTGGTTTTGACTTTCGGCCCCAGTAGCCAGCATCTCCGGAGCACCACCGCAGCAGCGCTCTCAGATCAGCTCCACGACGCCGGCAGAATGAAAGCCAGACTCTTGTTATATATTTGGAGTCATGCTGTCATTTGATGAAGCTGCTTTAGTAGGCTATCAATCTCAGATAGTCGAGATACAGGGGAGAATCGAGACGCTCCTCGCCAAGCTCACGCACAAGGAGACGCCTTCCGGCCGTAAGCCCTTCAGCGCGGCCACCAGAAAGCGCATGTCGGCCCCTCAGAAGAAGCGCTATGCGGCGAAAGGTGTTACGGTCGACGTCCCGAAGGACACCGCGACACCGATAAAGAAGCGCACAATGAGCGCCGCCGGCCGGAAGAGAATCGCCGCCGCTCAGAGAAAGCGCTGGGCCGAGGTCCGCGCCGCGGCAGCCGCGAAAACAGCGCCGGCCAAGCCTGCCGCGCGAAAGGCCGCGCGCCCGTCAGCCGTCGCAGCCGGTGGCCGCATCGAGCACAAGCACCGCCAGCGCCGCGCCGCCTAACGCTTCCCGCGTGGCCGGGATGCTCGCGCCGCCGGGCAATGTGGGCAGATCATGCGGTCGCCGTCGGGCGCCCAGCCGAGCCGTAACGCTTCGCGGGCCGCGTCCTGCTTATCGACGCCGATCACGCAGAACGTGCGCGTACACTTATAGCACCCGAGCTCCATCGTGGTGCGCGTGCCGTTCAAGGTCGGCTGCAGCTCTTCCTGAATTTCTTCCATTTGATCCATTTGATTGCTCACGCCACGGCAAGCGGCAGTAGAAAGCAACGAAGCCGCCGCCTGTGATTTCCGCGCCCGCGACAGCAAGGAGCCGCCGCGAGCGCTCGAACCCAAACTATTTCTTGGCGTCAGGGTGTTTCACAATGTGGACGTCTTCGTTATGCAGAACGTCGTCCCACATTTTCTCGTGGAGTCCGAACGGTGTTCCGTCCCGTTTCAGTACCAACCTTGATCCATCGGTCGGTAGATCGACGTACTTCAACGCATCGAGAGCGGTGTGGTGCGATACCGGCATCGACTGGCCGGTCACGATGCCGTTCGCCTTGGCGTAGCGGAGAGTGACCACCTTCTCGTGCTTGATCGGCTCCAGCTCTTTCGATTTGAGAGAGGTCGACCGGGTGGCCGGCGCGGTGAGCCGGGCCGCTTTCGCCCGCTCGTCGCCGCTGATTCTCGCGGCCTGGTCGGCGCGCGCGCTGTGCTCTTTGGCTTCGTCGAGCTTGCCGGCGGCATAGGCGGCCTTCGAGGCCTCCCGCTCATCGGTCGCGACTTTGCTCGCTTCCTCGGCCCGGGCGATACACTGCTTGGCCTCCTCGAGTTTTGCCGCCTGGACCTTGGCTGCTTCGTCGGCCTTAGCCTGATTCTCGGCCTGGATGGCCTTATGGCGCTCTTCGTTGGCAGCCTGGGCGCTGGCCGGAGTGGGGCTGACCTTGGCTGCTTCATCGGCCTTTACTTGACGATCATAGGCGGCGATGGCGCGGAGTCTGTCTTCGTTGGCAGCCTGTGCGTTGACAGACTGGGAGTCGTGCTGTTCGTTCGTTGCGTCGTTCATGATAGGTAATTCTCCTGATGGAATTGGTGATTCTGGTGCGGGACTTCTTAGGGCTTGGGTTCGAGCTCAGGCGGCCGTTGAGCTACTCGCGAGCGCTGCTGTTGCTCTGCGCAGGCTCGTGCTTCGTACTGGGGCCGAAAGGCCACTGGTTGCGAGAGAGAACTTACTGGACGTCGGGGACTAACTTCTGCTCGCGGGCGTGTTTCAATTGCGCGTCGCAGCAGCCCGTTATCCAGTCGCTCGCCGTTCCGGAGCCGCCCTGCTTCTCCGCTTCGCAGAGGGGACAGTATTCTGCTCCTTCAGGGTTATCGCCCATCAGATACAGGCCGCCGGCTTCGAGGGCTGCGCTTGTGATTGCCCAATGAGCCGACATCAGTGGATCGTAATCGCCGGGCTCGCTCATGCCCTTCAGTTCGCGCTCCATTGCCGCCGCCGCCTTGATGCCGTCTCCGGCGACGAGTCCGGACAGTCCGCGATCATCGATCGCCTTTCTTAACTCATCCCAATGGGGTTGACAGAATTTCATTTTGACGTCTGGCTGCGAACGTTCTGGCTTCGAGCTTGCCGCGGAATAAATGGGACTTAACCGTGTTATGTTCCATTTCCAGCGCTTCGGCGATTTCGAGACTAGACAGCCCCTCGATATAGAAAAGCTCAACCGCAAGGCGATGCGACGGCGTCATCGATTCGAGGAGCGTGGCTACGTCGAACGCGGCGGCGGGATTCTCGGTAACGGGAAACTCCGCCCATTTGGCCAGCTCGATGTGTTCCGCCAGGTGGCTGAGTTTGCGCACCTCTGTCTTCACCGCGTTCCAGGCTATCGACAATACCCAGTTTCGAATTGGCGAATGGCCGTTCCACTGCTCGCGCTTCTCCCAGGCCCGGCCCCAGGCTTCCATGGCGAAGTCTTCCGCCTCGCGCACGTTGCGGGTCGTGAGCCAGCGCACCGTGGCCCGGTAGTGCCCGGTATAGGCGGTGATGAATTCGGCTTCGGTCAAGGTTGTACTACTTTACCAACCACTTCACCACGGCAAGCGGCAGTAGGAAGCATCAGCCGCGCACTGCAATTACAGGGCTCGCGAATCGTTGGCCCGACACCGCGACGTGAAACATCCATTCTTTAAGACGTCCTATTCCTAACATGCACTTCAAATTCAACACTCGAGACCTGCATTACTGGAAGAGCCGCCGGTCCGGATCTAATACGGGTGAACGGCATTCCCGAGCCGGTGATCGCCGCCAACTTGCCAGGAACGGTCTGCGTCAGGATCTCCGCTCCGCCGGGAGTGTACAGGTCATAGTAGACCAGGTCGTTGCCACTGCCCTGCCAGGTGATCGGGGCCGCGGTCCAGTTCCAGGGGATCAGAACCGCCAGGATTTCGCCGCTGCCGATGAAGAATGGCTCAGACAGCGAGTTGCCGGCGAGGATGCGCGGACGAAGGATGATCTGCATAAAGAAAGTCGCCGTTCAGAATCCGACGCCCAGCGCGCCGAGACCTTTCGCGCCAGTTCCTGGAACGCTTTTGACGCCGAACGGCAGGTCGCGAAGGAAAAGAAGGATAGTATCGGCCCCAAAGTGCGCGCCAAAGGTCGTCGGCGTCTCTACCACCCCGAAGCTCTCGCGCCCGGCTGCCAGGTGCGCGCCCAGCGCAGACCTGGCTTCAGACAATAAAGCCATGTCGGTAGAGGACGCCAGGTGCGTTCCCCGCGCCGAGGTAGCGTCGGACAATGGAGCCGTGTCGGTTCCGGCGGCCAGGTGCGCTCCGTGCTCCGCGCCGAGATCTCGCGCGGGCGCTTTGTCGGTCGCCGCCGCCAGGTGCGCGCCCAGTGCTGCGCCGCTATCGCTCGCCGGCGCAATATCCTTGGCTGCGGCCAGGTGGGTCCCTAACTCCGAAGCGAGATCGCTCACCGGCGCTTTTTCCGTTCCGGCCCCAAGGTGCGCCCCTAGCGCCGATCTGGTCTCTAACAAGAAAACTCGGTCTGTTGACGCCGCCAGATGCGCGCCAAGCCCCGCGCCAAGATCACTGGACGGAAGGCGATCGGTCGCTGCCGCAAGGTGCGCGCCCAGATCCGAGGCGAGATCTCGCGCCGGAGCCCTATCCGTTCCGGCCGCCAGATGCGCGCCGAGCGCCGTTTTCGTTTCCGAGAAGGAAGTGTTCTCGCTCACCGCTCGCGGCACGCTCCGCAGCGTGCTGGTTGAATCAGAGACGGCAATCGACTCATTCCCGGCCCCTAGATGCGCCCCCAGATCCGAGCCAAGGTCGCGCGCCGGCGAGCGGTCGGTCGACGCCGCCAGATGCGCGCCAAGCCCGGCGCCTTGGTCGCTGGCCGGCGCTCTGTCCGTTCCATTGCCGCTCGCTACCGCGGTGCTCGCGGTGCGCAGCTCGATCGAGGCGAGCGCCCAGACCGTGTCTGTATTGGTGACCTTCGTCGTGCAGGCGCCCCCGGCGCCGACCACCACATTGTCGGTGATGGCTGTGCCCGGTCCGCTCGTAAACACTTCGCCGACGCCTCGCAAATTACCGGTCGAGATCGTGAATGTGCCGGTCGAGGAACCCGCATACCCGGCCACGCACCAGTCGTTGGCGTCCTGGGTCGTGATCGATGGACTGGTCGGGCTCGCGCTCGAGGACGTTGCCGTCGCCACCGTTCCGATCAGCGATGCGCCGGAATAGGCCGCAAACGCGCAGGCGAGCTTACTGGTTGGCGAGACATTGCAGGTAAGCGTCTTACTGCTTACCGACACCGATCCGTTGACCGTCGTCGCCCAGCACTCGATCCGGACTGAAGTCGAGTTATTGAGTGCGCAGCCGTTGACCAGCGTGAAGGTGTTGCCCGTCAGTGTGGGAGCGCTGCCTACCGACGTTGTCGTCGCGATCGCGTAGATGACAACGATCGTATTGCCGCTGGCGATCGTAACGGCGGAGCTGGTGCAGCTAGTCGCACTCGCCGTGCAGCCGCCCGTCGACGAAGTGACGAACGCGATCGCGGCCGAGGCCGGCAGCGTCGAGAGAAGCAAAAGGGTAACGAGCAGCGCCGCGCATTTCATTCATTGACCACGCATCCTCGGATCGGGCGAGAATCAACTCCTAAAAATATACGACCTCCGAAACCGCGAGCGTATCATTCGTATTCATCGTAGCCGGCGTGAATGTGCCTTCGAAGCACATGGTTCCGGAGGCGTTGGCGGTGAAGATTCCGAAGGCCTGCACGCCTACCGCGTTGGCTGTGCTGGTGTAGGTTTTGGCGATGGTGAATTTGCCGAAATTGGTGAGATTCGAGCTTGGAACCGTGAACGCCGCGATCGTGTTCGAAGAATCGACGACCGAGCACACCAGGGCGGCCGTACACCCCGGGGTATCGGCGGATATCTCGCCGGACGACGCGAGAGTCGAGCCGCCGGCGAGGGAGCCGGTGGGGGGCGTACCGGAATTGGTCCGGATCACCTTGTAGATCGCCGGCCCGTTCGAGCCGGTCCAGGTGACGGTGACATAGTTAGTGGCGTTGAGCGTCGACGCCACGCTTGTCGATGCGGAAGCCGCGCCAACTGTGGTGCAAATTCCCTGATTGCACGCAAAGATGTAATAGAAGACGGCGGTGCCGGTGGTGCCGGTAACGACGGTGGTCGGGGCGCCCGGAACGGTCAGGGTCGTCGAATTGTCGGCGTAGGCGTTGGCGCGCACGCCGGCGCCGGATGTGCCCGCCGCGTTGAAGCCATTGGTGACAAACTCGCCGCTCAGAGTCGTGTCGGCCTCCGCCGGCGTGATCGCCGTATTGGTGAGCCCGATGAAATTACACTGGGAATTCACGGTGGGCGTCGAGGTGTCGGCCATGATCTGCGACTGCCAGGTCGTGCCCGCCGAAGTGCGCATGTTGCGGCCGTCATAGGTGTAATACAGCTCGCCGCACGCGGCCGTGTCATCGCATCCTGGCCGCGGGTGCCGTGCTTCGATGTGATACGGATGCGACAACGGCGCCTGAGCTTCCGCGCCCTGCCTTCCGCGTCCCACCGAGGCGGATCCATGATCGCCGCCGCCTTGCCGGTCTCTTCCCTGCGCTGAGAGAGCCGGAGCGATGATCAGCGAGGCGGAGAAGAAGAAAAGAACAGCCGTTGTGTATTTCATAGGGGTGTTATTGATACCAGAGATTGACGACCATGCCGGTCGCGCACGTCGACGCCCCGCCCGTTGCCGTCACCGAAGCGACCGAGATCGCTGCGCCGAAATTGGCGACGGCCAGGGCGTTCGGCGAGATATTGGCGGCCGAGGAGCCTGGGATGCCGAGCGAGATAGCCGGGGTGGAGCTGCCAAGCGAAACGGACGCGGACGCCAGGTCGAACAGGTCGGCAAAGCAGACCGACGCATTCGGGTTATAGATGTACCAGCCATAGAGGTTTCCCGGGCTTGCCTTGACCGCCTGCGTCGCAGTCGACGCAGCCGTCCGGAAAACCGAAGCGGCAAGCGTCGGCTGCTGTAACTGCGCCCGGCCGACGGCAACGAGCAGTGCGATCAGGGCGACGATCGGCCAGAAGTAGTGGCGCATTGTTAGAGGCGGTGCCGGAGGAATAACACCAGGACGAGGATGCCTGTCGCGCCGAGGCTCGCCCAGAGTTGATAGACAAGCCGTTTTTCAATGGCTTCACATTTGGATTCGAGCGCGGCGAGGCCGGCCTTCATGGCTGCCGTGTTAGCGCTCAGAGTCTCGGATAGGGCCGCAAATCTGGCGAGTGCGGCCTCTTCGCGCCTCGCGCACACAGCGGTTTTGGCGGCGAGCTCGACATCATGCGACGCGAGCGCCTTGTTGATCTGGCCCTCGCTCGCTTGCCTCGCCGAGTTTGCTATATCGACCTGGGAAGCAACCTGGGAAGACAGCGCCGCGATGGCTCGATCGAGGAGAACGTCCCTTTTGTCCAGTTCTTCGTCCCTTTTGTCCAGTTCTTCGATACGCCCGTGAGTCCAGGCAATCTCAGCAGCGCCAGCGCGGTCCGCGGCGGCGATCTCGGCGGTATGCGCCATATGTTCCCGCTCGAACGCCAGATCGAGCTTCTTCAGCTCCAGACGGTTATCGAGCTCCGACTGCTGCGTAGCGGTGAATTTCTTGCCGAGATCGTCCGCCGTCAGCCGCAACTCGTGTTTCAGTTGGCCTACAACGGATTCCAGTTCCGCCGGCACGGCTTGGTAGGCGTCTTTTGCGTGAACGGCTTCGTGTCCCTGATTGAGCATGTTATTTTTTCTTCGGCCTCGCGATCAGATTCACGCCGAGCAGCGCCCGGGCGCGCGACTGGATCCGCTCTTCGGTCCCCTTCGAGATATTGCCGGCGTTGTAGGAGCGCGTGGCGCCCCCGATCGCGAGGCGTTGATGGACCTTATCATTCACGGGAAACGATGTTCCCGCGCCGGCGAACGCGGACGCCGGCAGTGCCTTGCGTTTTGCGGCTGTTAGAGTGGGCATGATGACCGTCGATGAGGCAAAGGCCGAATGCGCGGAGTTCGTGAACGCCTGCGAAGGGAAGGTAATCGTCGGGTCGTGGCGGCCGATTCCGCTTGGAGTGCCGATGACCGTCCACTATTTATGGGATGGGTGGAATTGTAGTTTTGACGTCCGGGAAACCGCAATCCGCGAGGCATCAAGGGAAGAGTGGCTCGCCTGCGCATGGCCCCGTAGGGGTCCAAATGGACTCATTCCGCGTTACTTCTACCAGGTTGTCGTCGACTAGCACTTCACGAAGCTCGCCGGCGCGAGGATCGGATCTCCGTCGGCGTCGAGTAGCTCGGCGCTCCGCTCGGGGCGCTTCAGCTTCGGCTTTTCCGGCGCCGGTTGGGCTCCGGAGCGGACCTCGTAGGGGGCCTCAGCCCCCCGGGTTTCGTGGGCGAATCGTTCCAGATCGTTCATCGTTTCGCTCCTCTACATCTTGATTACTGAAATGCTCGCCGCCTGGAACGTGATGGTGGTGGTCGACGCCGCGGTAACGACAGTCAACTCGGCGATGTTCACCGCGGTTGTATCGACCGCAACCGACGCCGGCGTGAAGATGTCGGTGGAATTAGCAAGAGCCTGCGTGACGGCCGCGCCGGTCGGGATACTGAACACCGTGCCGTAGGCGTAGACCGTGCCGCTAGCCCCGCTCGTCCGGATGTGGATCCGCGCCTTGAGCACGAACTTGGCCGCGGTTACCGTGCCGCTGTTGCCAGTATGGGCCGCCAGCGCCCCCGGGATATTGCCGATGAGGGTGGTCGGTCCGAGCCGGAGGTTGAACGTCGCCACATTGTCGACGGTCGAGGTAATCGTGCCGTAAGCCTCGATCTCGATCACCGTACCGGCCCTGAGTACTCCGATGGGAACGGAGGCGCCGACGATCTGCGTTTCGACGGTGTTAATGCCGGCCGAGGCCGCGACGGTTGACGCGATGCCGCCCGGCGACTGGTACGTATGGTCGCGATGGGGGGCGGTTACGGCCGTTCCGACCGTTCCGAGGGCCGCGGGGGTAGTCACCGCCGGGATGGTGGCGTCGAACGGCGTGGTTGCGGTCTGGTACAGGTTACCGCTCGCGTCATAGATGCGCAGCTCGCCGTTCGAGATAATCGCCTGGCCATTGGCGGGAATAGTGGTCGAGGAAAGAATCTGGTTGGCCGCGGTCGCCGACGATCCGTTGATCGAAAGCGCTACGCCGGTGACGGCCGTGCCGCTGGTGTTTGCCAGGATGACCTCGGTAACCACGGTCGCCATGTCGGGCTTGCTGTCGTAGAGCACGCCGTCGGAGGTTCCGAGCTGCCCTTGGGCCAGGATCTTGTGGTTCAGGACGTCGGCGATCGACTCCACTCCGCTGACCGTATAGGTGACTACTGCTCCTGTTCCAGCCAAGCCTCGTAGATTGTCACCATTTCCGAGTAGTAGTCCACCTAGCAGTTGTTTTGATTGACTGGGCATTTTATGAAATTAGTTCCTTTGGAGAGATTTTGAGGAGTTGGGTTCGCGCGTGGCGGCTGTTCGGCTACTCGCGAGCGCTGCTGTTGCTCTGCGCGGCTTCGTGCTTCGTACAAGGGCCTAACTGCAACTGGTTGCGGGAGAAAAGCGGGAGCTTCAGCGCCCGCCGATGAGGTTGGTGCCGGCCGGCATGGCTGGCCCGGCTGGCGGAGCCGGCGTGCGGCCTTCGTGGCGCGCGAGAACACCGGTCAGGTGCTTGAGTAGGTCCTTGCTGGCCTTCGGACCGCTGTGAACGGTCCTGCCGGCGTTGGGCGCGCTGGGGAGCATGTTCTCGTCGCCGTCGTGATCGACGTTCATGGTGTAGCCGTTCGACGCCGGCTTGATGTGCACGCCGCGGAACACGCCGCTCTTGCCTTGCATATCTTTCTCGCGTATGGCGGCGGACTGGGTGGCCCTGAGGGGGCTGGCGGACTTGATGGGAGCTGCTGAGGTTGTTTTCATGAGGGTCCTTGGGGGCGTTTGTGCAACGAAAGCTACGGCAAGCGGCAGTACGCAGAACGGTGTGGTCGATGTGATTCCAGGGCTCGCGAAGCTCTCAACGGAGCCTTGCAGCACGCCCAACGCCTACTTCTTTTTCGGCTTCTTTATGTAGTTTGGTAATTTTGAGAAGTCTGTCGAAGAATCAAATTCTTTTACTACAGAAGGACTGACCGGTGAGCCTTTCGAGTGGAACAGACGCTGTTGTGCTTTGCTGACGTAGGGCATCGGAATAGTTCAGGTTATCGTGTCACAAATCCCAGCCGGGCCCGCCGCTGCAGCTCGCGCCGCGCCTCGACATACTGGCGGAACTCGGCCGCGTCGTAATTGCGCATGGCCGTCAGGTCGACGCACGATCCGGACTGCCCGTCCAAGCCAATACGGAAGCGCACTTCGCTCGATTGTATGATGGCGAACAACTGCCGGTCCGTGGCCTTGGCGGCCAGCGAACGGATCGCGACCGCGATCTCCTCGGCGGCGTCCGGGGTCTCGGCTTCGCTCAGCTCGTGCAATGGTCCGAGCATCGACAATCCGATTTTCTACAGAAAGTTGAGCACTTTGACGATTCAGGCACGTCGCCCTGCGGTACCGGTTCGCACTCTTCTTTGTTCATCGCTTTGCAGTGACAGTTGGCGTCGTGCTGCGCGTCGGAGCCGTTCTGACACCACGCCGGCCGGTTGCTGCCGTAGTCGTCCTGGCCCTCGAACGGCGGGATCGGCTCTTTCTGAAAGCCGGTGACGGCCATTGCGGCGAGGATCAGCGCGAGGATAGCGAGGAACCGCGTCACTTTGCTCCGAGTGTAGCAGCCGCTTCGCACCGTGGACAGCCGGGATCGTGACCGGGTGAGTAAAACGTCGAGGAGCCCTCGGTCTTGAGGAAGTATTCCACAATCCGCAAATAGCCGCAGACGTTGCAGGCGACTGGACGGGGCTTACGCTCTACTGTTCGCTGTGGTCCTGCTGTACTTAATACATCGCTCATCTTGGAAGTTTTAGGAGTTGGCTTTCATGCTGCCGCCGTCGTTGAGCTATTCTGAAAGCGCTGCCGTGGCTCTGCTCGCGAGATGCTTCGTACTTAGCGGGCTTGCCGCGTCCCGCCGTGGCGTCCCCTCTGTGTTCGCATTCGCTGCGTTCCCGATCCTTGTCGGGCGCACACTAGCACCGGCCGATACCGGTCTGACCTTTGACGCTCCCCGTCCCTGCAACCAAGTCTAGGGCAAGCGGCAGTAGGAAGCATCCCCGGCGCACTGTGATTACAGGGCTCGCGAGTCGTTGGACCGTCGCCGCGCCGTGAAACATCCACTCCAAAAGGTTTAAGTTCCCTGCCAAGAGTACATGGAAGACTCAAGTCTGGGCATCCTACTTTTTGGTGGAACAACTACCGGCGCTACATTCTGTGCAAATGTGAGAGCTAGGGCATCTGGACCATCCAAGCCTTTCACCCGCCGCTTGGCCATCTCCTCTTTACTCTCCAAGACTAATTTTCCATTGCGGTGATGAAAGCCTGGAGCCATGAACGACTGGTAAATCTTGTGGTCGTCCGGTATCGACCCCATTCCGAGCCACTCTTTCATGCGGTGCCACATATAAGCGCGCATGTTGAGCTGGTGCTTGTCGGGGCTCGCGTCGCCGAAGTTGACCTCGAAGACGTTGGTGTATCCGAGCGCTTTCAGCCGCGCGATGATCACTGCGCCAAACGCCTGGTCGCCGAACATGGCCGCCGTGCGCCGACCGGGCCGCCGGTCGCTCAGCAGCTCGACCGCCTTGGCCACTACCGCGTCGCGGTTGGTATCGCCCGGCAGGAAGATGGGCGCGATCGATTTACCGTCCAGGCCTCGCCGCGGCCAGAAGCAATGCTTCGCCAGGCCGCCGTTCGCCGCGTCGTAGCCCCATACCAGCGGCTCGTCTTCCATCGGAACGTGATCGCGCCGGCGCGCGCCGTCGATCAGGCCCTGGCCGATGAACTGCAGCTCCGAGGCGCGAGGTGGAAGGCCCAGGACGCGGACGCGATAACGGTCTGAATCCTCCGTCCATTCTTCCGCCCACTCGGCAATGAGGGTTTTGTTGGTGAAGGAGCTCGTGCGGCCGTCGAATACGCGCGTATCCCAGCGGGCGCTCGCTTCGCCGAAGCAAACGTTATAAAACTCGCCGGCGTTGCGCAGCATTTGTCCGCTGCAAATCATGAGGGGTTGGCCGTCGGTGAGGCCGCCGTACGCGGTCGTCCACACGCCCTCCGGAACTTCGCTCGCTTCGTCGAAGGCGAACCACGAGATCGACGTCGCCGCGTGCTGGCCGGCGAACGACTGCGCCCGCGCCTCGATGGCCGTCTTCGGCGTCACCTTCCACTTCTCGCTCTTGGCGGGATCGGCGTGGAAGATGCCCGAGGCCTGGATATCGAACTGCGGCGCCGTGATACACATGCGGCCCCAGTACATCATGTCCGCCCAGGTGCGCTCCTCGAGCTGCTGGTAGGTTCCGGCCGTCACCGTTCCGATCGACATGGGCCAGCAGCTCAAGATCCACCAGCCGACCATCGCGATCAAAGAGCTTTTGCCAGTTCCGTGGCCGCTCGATATCGACATGCGGATCGGCGCCGCCGGCGTCAGGCCGTCGAATCCCCGCTCGCGGACGTGCAGGCCGAGATCCTCGAGAAACTTGGTCTGGTTCGGGTCCGGGCCCGAGAACAGAGCCAGCGGTCCGCCGGCGACACCCCACGGCCACGCCATGCGGACGAAACCGAGTGGATCCTGCCGATATTGCGCCGGGATGCGCCGCAGATCCTCGGCCGCGATTCTCGCGGGCTCGACCATGGCGGCCATTTCCTCAATCGTTGCCGGCATCACGCCGATTTCACCTGCGCCGCGGCGCTCAGGCGCTTCAGCTGCGCGAATTCCTCATCGGTGAGCATGCTCAAATCGACCTGAACCGCGCCGGAATGCTCGATTTTCTGCTTGTATTCGCCCTGTTCGATGGCGATTTCGCGCAAAACCGCCAGATATCGGCCCATCGTCGCGGTGTCGACGGCATAGAGCATCTCGCCGCCGGCCTTCGGTACCGGAATGACCAGACCGGTGTCGCCGCCGGGAATGCGAAAGGTCGTAACCCCGCCTTCTTTCGCGGGATCGCGCACGGTCGCGGTCGCGTAGTCCTCGGAGCGCTGCCGGTAGACGCGCAATACCCGGGCCGCTTCGCATTTGAGGGCGTGAATGCGCCCCGATTTGAGCGCCAGGCCGGTTTTCGAGATCTCTGCCTGGAACTTCGCGACGTGCTCGGCGACGCGCGCCTTAAATTCCGGCCGGGCCGCCCAGCGCTTCACGTTGCGCGGGTCGCGCCCTACTTTTTTGCCGATCTGGTCGTAGCTATAGCGGCCGTCGCTCAGCAGTTGAGCGGCAAGCTCTCTTGTTTCGTTCCAGTGCCACTTAGATTTCGATATTGATTCTTCTTCGGGTGGCACAAGTCGAATAGTTTGCTTCACGTCTCGGTGGCTGTTGGAAAATTCGCGAGCGCGGTGATCGCAGACGCAAGGGATGCTGGCTACAAGGGCCCAAAGGCGCTATGGTTGTGGCTGAGGAGCTTAGCTCACTATGTCCAGCTTGAAGGAATTAGCCGAGGCCGCATTAGGCTTAGGCAACCCGTTCAACTTCGGATTCGCGGCAGTGAGGGACGGGCAATCCGCCCTCAATGAGCAGATGAAGGCAATTCTCGAGGCGGAGAACGCGCAGATGATGAGGGCACTGGGTCCGCAGCTCGCAAGCGGCATGCAGAACGCCGCCGCGCGCGCGATTGCGCCGATTCCGGCGCCGATTCCTCCGCTGCCGACCGCTACCGCCGTTCTCGCGCCCGATATCGACCGCGAATTTATGACGGAGTATCAGGCGCTCGCGAAGAAGATCGGCTACCACTGCCCCGAGGCGGACCGGGAACTGGCCGCCGCGGACCTCGTGGAGTTTCTTCATACCGAGGGCATCACCGCGTACGACTTACGCGCCGTCACGGATTACATGGACGCTGTAGTGCTCCGAATGAACGAAGGGGGATGGGGACCCCACGCCTGGGGGTGGTTTCCGCTACGGAACGTCGACTGTTCGCGGGCGTTCAGTCCGCCGCCCTACTCGAAGCGGATTCCGATGCCGGTCTTACTCACCATCGAGAAGTTGGTGGATAAGTTCGGCGCGAGCGTGCGGCTCGAAGTGTCCGACATCTACACCGTGCCCAAAGCGGATCCGTTCCTCGCGGTGTCGGTTCCCGGCGGCGAGCGCTACGTCATCGAGCGCTGGGACGAGCCCGGCTTCCGCGGCGTCAAGGCGTGAGCCAGGGCAAGGTCAACCGCAGCAATAAAACCAATCAGGCGCACGGCAAAACGAAGCGCGCCCGGCGTGTTCGCGACGAAAAAACGCTCGTAGCAGCCCCGCCACGCGATTGTCCTGTTGTCGTTGACATCCTTACATGGCGGTTTTCGGCGAATAGACACCAAAACTCACCGCGCTTCACATAGTCCTCGACGGCGCCGAAGCTGCGGACCAAAACCCCCTGTCTGTAAATTTCAAAGTGACACTTCGCGGCGGTCCGGGAAAGGAGAAAGGAGGAAGGAACCCCTCTCGGCAACGGACCGCGCAATCGAAGCGCTTACACCGTACCGGGGGGATACGGTGGAAGATCGACGGTAGCTTTACTGTAGTAAGTCGGCTTTCGCCAGACTGAGCGCGACTCCCGGGAACTGGCCATCCGGATTTCTGGTCCAGTAGGCCGCCAGGAATCCCGCGTTCTTGTTGCCAGTCGGGAACGCTAGGATCCGCTCCGTCACCGAGCACGTATTCGGTCCGCCTCCGAGGTCGCAGGGATTCTGCTCGTAGACAAACTGGCAGCCGAGCAGCTTGCAAACCGTGGCCGCGGTGTCCGCTGTCGCGAAGTACCAGGGGTTGAGGGGCGTGGGCGCATGGAAGGGCGACAGCAGCACGGGCGCGGTTTCGTAGACCGGAGTGAAGGTGTTCACTACCGGGCAATTGATGTGGAACCAATCGCAGCGCCAGTCGGCACGGGCTGGTATTACACAGACTGCCAATGCGAGAAAGAGGACGGGAGTTAGCTGTTTCATAATTTGGATAACCGCGGTTGTGCGCTAGACTGATGCTGTCGGAGAGTGCTGCACGATGCTGGAAGCTCTGGACGCCTGGCTGATCGCAAGGTTCGAGTCGCTCACTCACTGGACCCAGCGAGCGTTCGGCATCGCGTCCGCGAGCTGGCGGCGCCTGTTTCTCTGCTTAGCGCTGGCACAGGTTGTAGGCGGCGAGATACCACGCCACTGGAAGCTCGGCCCCGCGTTCCCCTTATGGGATGGCGTGCTCGTGGGCTTCTTGCTCGCCCATTTCGCCGCATCACTGATGGTCGACAACGACCAAGCGAGCGCGGAGGCGACAATGAATCCGGAGAAGTTAAGGGGCTACTTACCGAGGCTCATGTGGTTTATCGCGGGCCTTGTTTTTATACCCATGGATATAGAGTCGCATCAGACCCTCTGGTATCAATGCACCGCTATATCGATGTACTTCGCCGCCTGCGACGATCTTCCACCAGGGCTCTCGAAGGTACGGAGGTTTATTCAGCGCGCAGCCGCCGCGCTATCGCTGAGGCCGCAGGAAACATGACGCTGCGCGACGCTGAGGGCGAAATAACGGTCCGGCTCGGCGATCAATTC